AACAATAAAACCATTGTCTGAAATTACTGGTCCCGAAAAAGTAGTGTTTGCCATAATAGTTTCTCCTTGTATAGCGGTTAAACTTTGTAGTCTCTATACCGTCTGCCTAGCCAGTCTACAAAATTAATTTAATTTCTAGGTCTTTATATTATACATAAAAAAAGGGGCGATGTGAACACCGCCCCTTTTAAGTAAATACTGAATGTATTTATTAACTAGTTGGTAAGTTTCCGTTACCAAATATACATCTTGGGTCTGACCAACCAAAGCTGTATCTTTCTCTAGCTTTAAATCTCATGTTACCAGTATCGAAATCACCTTCCATTGCAGTTTTGATGGGCGATCTAACGAAATATTTAAGTCCGTTAGGCACATCAGTCAACAAGAAGAATGAATCTGTGTCAGTTAAAAAGTTATTCACTCTGTAACCTTCAGGAACCATTCCCATGTTGTTAATTGCATTGATGTCATTATCGGCAGTTCCAACTCTCATTGGCGACTTCATGATTCTCTCAGCAGTAAATTGTAATTCTTTTGGAATTATCATTTTTCTACCAGTAGAAGCAATTTTTAAGCCTCTTTCATCAACAAACCCAGAAATGTCAATTAATGACTGTTCTAGTGAAGTTTCATTAAGATCTGCAGCAACAGCAAGAACGTTTGAGAAAGTACCACCTGTTGCTAATGGGTGAGCGTTTCCGATTAGGGATTCACCGTCTCCACCAGTTGCAGTAGTAATTTGCGCATTGTTCAAAATGTTCGCAGCTTTAACTTGCTTCGTGTTTGCCATAGATCTTGCAAGGGCTCTTGTGTATCTTCCCGCAAGTCTATCGTATAGGTTATCTTCGATCGCTTCTTCAGTGATAGCAAATGCTAATGCGATTGTTTCGTGGTTGTATCTTGAAGTGAAAGTTTCACCCGCTTGATCAAACACTACTCCAGCACCTTCTTGTTTAGTTGGTGCAGAAGCGAAACCGCTTAACATTACTTCCTCTTCGAAAGCTCTGTCTGATGTTTCAGTCGCAAAAATTTCAGCATGCTGATTTTCGTAACGACTATATTCCAGGCCGAATAAAGCATTCAAACCTGGCTCTAGTTCTTTAACTAGTTGTGCTCGTGATATTGCCATGTTTTATCTCCTTATGCTATACCTGTGCCACTTCTAAAGAAGTGATTGTTGATTCTAACAAGAATGTTAGCGTTTGACACAGAAGTATCTGAGTTATCAGGGTCCTGCGAAATGTCAATTGCTTGTACAGCGAATGTAGATGCAATTCCTGATGCACTTACGTCCAATTGTACTTTTGATATTCCTGTTTGTGTTACACCTGTAGTGTTTGTAACAGAATAGTTCTTAAACAAATCCGCTCTCGTAAAAGCCGCGTCTGCATCTGATAAGAAAACTGCATCTGGGTCATCAACAATAAAGGCAGTAATATCGCCTTGAGTTGGTGTAATTCCACCAGGGTAGTAGTTCTTATAAGTTGGCTTTTGAGTAGTTGGATCGTTATAAAACACTCCGTTAAAAACGCCCACAACAGCAGCAGCATTACCAGCAGTATGTCTTTCGATATTACCTGTAGAAACTGGTACAACCATGTCTCCTTGATAAATCGCAGTGCCATATCCTGGCTTAATTGTGTATCTGTTTTGGGCTCCTACTAATGGCGTACCGTCTAGTTTTCTGTATGGTCTAAGACCAAACTTTTCTAGTTGATTTGACATAGTATTTCCTTACGTTTAGTTGTTTATATTATCCAAGCTATCTCGGTAGGTAATGCAAAAAAATTATTTTTTACGACCACCACCAAAGGTAACTCTAGACTGTCTATCAATATTGATAGGCATGTCCGGGTGTTGCTCCTTCATAAGATCTCGATCTACCGCGTCTGTTCTGTCTTGAGTTATTTTTCTAAAATACTCAGCACGACTTTTCAATATCTCCTCCGGTATCCTTGCCAACACAAGGCCACCAATTCCGATTAAACCAGCATGTCTTCCTTCATGGATAACAGGATAATCATGTTCACCGATTTCACTTATAACAGTTTCGGCTCTAACGAATTCCCAACCTTCTCTAAGTTTTTTAGATACATTACCTGGATCTTCAAAACCATTTGTAGAAGTTCTTATCCATCTGTGTGCATAGCCTTGCGGCGCAGCTGGCGCATCCAAACTGGATGGTGGAGTCCAATCTTTCTTTCTAGAAAGTTTTGTTCTAGATTCAGACTCGCGTGAAGTTTTTACTTTATTTTCCATATTAAGCTCCTTCTTTCACGTATTTTGCGTATTCCTCTAGCGGCACCCCTAATTTCTTAGCGATAACTACCTGTGATTTGGTGAGTTTCACAGACTTGCGTCCACCTGATCTTCTGCTAACAGAAGCTACATTTTGGACGGGTGCAGCTTTTGTTTTTTCTTCAGTAGAAGATTCGGCAAATTTCTGAGGGAAGTACTCCTTCATACGTTTGTTGATTTGATTATAATAGACATCACTCTCCGCGTCAATTCCCTCCTGCAACAGGTCTTCATGTATTCCCATAGCAGCAGAAGTTAACACTCTATCCGATCCAAACCATTCATTATCAGTCGCCCATTCTTGAGCTCTAGTGCTAATTTGTGGCTGTGGAGCTTGTGTTTGAGCTTCAGCAGGTTGTAACTCTACCTCTTTATTCTTAGCCTCTTTATCCGCAAGAGTCATAGAAACTTTTTCCTTTTCAACAGATAATTTTGTAAGCATATCTTGAGCTTCCATAATTTGATCTGAATCATTAGAATCTAACGCAGCTTTTAAAAGAGATTTTGCTTTATCTCTTTCAGAGTCAATTCTAGCATTATATTCTTTAAGGTAGTTAGTATCAGTTTCTTGAAATTTCTTTTCAGAATTCTCAAACTGATTCTTTAAACCTTTAGCGTACTCAATAGCAGCTCTTTCTCTACGTTCTGCTTCTTTAGCTTGAAAGGTTAATCTTTTTATTCTTTTTTGAACTTTTTCAGAATAGTCTTGAAGACTTGGGTCCTCATCTTCTTCTTTTTGTTCAAATTTAGGTTCTGTTTTTTCTTCTTTAGTTTCATCTAAAAGTTCTTTTGCACTTTTACCTCCACTAACATCTATGTAACCTAAGTCTACTTCTTGTTTTTTTTCAAAAGCTTCAGTGGATACTTCTGGAGCATCTACTATTACTGTTTCTTCATTAACTCCATCAGTATCTAATTCAACTTCTGGATTTGTTTTGTTTTCTGCCATTTAGTCCTCCTAATAGTGGTGCAAAATATCTGTTGGATCTTTAATAGTTGAAATGACTTCGTCATCATTTAAAACTCTAACTTCTCCGCCATCAATTTTGAATCTTGAACCTGCGTATCTACTAAAAATTACCCATTCATTTAGTTGACACCAAGGTCCTTTTGGAAATTTATCTTTGTCGTGATAACAAAGATCACCCATTTTTAATACTAGACCACACACTGTAGTCATTTGTATTGTTTCTTGAGTTGTATCAGAAAGTAAAATTCCACCTTTAGTTTTTTTAGGTCCTGCATAAGGCAGAACTAAAATTCTATAACCTGTTGGTGTTGGTAAACTATCTAATGTTGATTTATCGATCGCGCTTGGATCTAGGACTGTTTCAATCTCCTCTTTAGCCTTGTAGGCTCCGAGAAGTGCTTCAGTCCGTTTCGGTATCTCCGTGGACTTGTTCATTATCGTACTCCGTTGTTGTCAGCAGGTCTTTAAGATCCTGTTGCAGATCTTCTAAAGATCTGATTTGCCCTCTAACATATTGTAGTTTCTCTACAGTGTCAACACTATAGACGATGTTCTCTTTTAAACGAGCTAAGGCTTTTTTAACCCTATGTTGTACGAGTGATATTGTATCGATGTCCATTAATTTCTTTTTAATGAAATTTTATTTTTACCTTGTTTAAGTAGCATAAAACCATATTCATTTACTATTATTTTTAACACTGCATCCATATCAAATTTAGGATAATCATCGAAAACGAACACCGTGCCAGCATGAGATCTTTCCCCAAAAAAAATAGCTTCTTTGATTACATCATATGTTTTGTGTGGACCATCAAAATGAACTAAATCATATTTAGTTTTTATTTCTTTTTTATCCCTGTAGATGGGTACACCATCATGAAAACGTTTCATAAACTCATCATCACCTAATTGATACAAAGTAAAATTAGGGTAATCTAAATCTTTAATTAATTGTTGTTTCATGGTGTTGGTATAATCAGCAGTGTAAGAACCGGAGTTATCATAGTGTTGATAATCTAAATTACCGTATGGATCTATTCCAATATGCCAATGTTTTTTAAAAATTAATTCATCTAAAATTATTTTAGAACCTTGTCCTTGTCTCACACCAATCTCTGCAGTAAACAGATCATCTGTATCAAGTGTCTTACAAGCTTCTTTTAGGATTTCGTATTCTGTACTATCACCTTGAATCATGGATAGTTTTTACAGATTTTTTATACTGAATGCAAACTAAAAAACGCCTTGGAATTTGCCGCCTTTAATAGCACAACCCATACCTCTAGTTTTAGCTTCTCCACCGTGCTTCATAGTTGGTACGTCTCTGTTGATCATTGCATTTTCTCTTGCATCTTCATATGTTTCAACAACAGCAGGGTTACCTCTTGGATTAGGTTCTAAAGGTGATTTTTTTTTAATTGGCTGCCTTCTTTTTCTTCTTTCTTCTAAGTCTTGAATATCTCTAGGATCCTGTGGAGTTCTTCTTTGATTAAGTGAGCCTTTTACTTTTGGTCTAGAGCTTGGGCTTGTAGGGTTTACTGGTACTACTCTTCTTCTTCTTCGCCCCTCTTTATCTGTGTAAATTTCTACTTTAGTTCTTTTATCGTCCATTAAAATACTCCTTTAAAATTTAATCCTTTGATTGCTACACCACCACCTCTAACCATACCTGCTTTTTCAATTCTACCTAAGGCAGACATACCACCAGCATTTATAGAAGCTCCATCTTTAGCAGCAGTATATTTTAATTTTTTAGTTTTAGGATCGTATTCAGAAATAGGGTTTTGTTTATCAGTAATTTTTTTTTGTTTTTTATCTCTTGGATCATAAGGTCTAACGGATAAACCTTCTTTAGCTTTTTTAACTGGAACACAGTTAGGAACTTTTCTCCCACCTTTAGATTTCATACCAACCATTGTGTATCCTGTCCAACAAGGACCTTTAGATTTTTTCATTTTGTACTCGCAATCTTGTTTTTGTTTATACCTTCTTTTATCACATAATCTTGGGTGCCGTTAGCCCCTGTATTAACTTCTTTTTTTAATAACTTAAAAAGGTTCATTTCTTTAAGCTTTTTTTGAGTCTGTTTTAAAAAACTTTCTATTGCTTTAGAGTCTCTCATAAATACTTTTTATTTTACCTGCTGCTTTTAGTTTTTTAAGGTCGCCTTTAGTCAATGGTTTCACCGATTTAATATCTGGATATTGTCTTTTAGATGTAAATAATTTTTTAATCCAATTCCACATTAGCTTTTACTTCCTCCAATGTACCCACCTATAACACCTATTAAACCTGTAACAGACATCTTCATAAGAACTATTATACTATCATCTATAGCTCTATTTTCTTTAACAGCTACCCAATAGTCACCAATAATAATAACTCCTAATAAAATTAAAACACCTGCTGTGATTAATAATATTACAATATCTTTAAAATTTTTAATCATTATTTTTTTTCTTCTTTTACTTCCAACCTTTCTTCGCTAATTTTGGTTTACCTTGTCTAAGCATTCCACCTTTTCTAAATGAATAATTAAAAACACCTGTTGGTGAAACTGTGGGTCTTATTCTTGGTATGGGTATTATTCCATTCATAGGTTGAATAATTGGAATAGGTCCAGGTAAAACTGTTGAGCTAGAATTATTATTTCCTCCACCAGTATTAACAGGAGGAACTATAACTTTAGATTTAGATTTATTATAGCCCATTGCTTTACTATCTATAGATTTATTATATAAGTAACCACTGCCAGGTAATACAAAACTCATAGCTGCAGATGCAATTCTATTTCCTGTAGTTGTACTAGGACTAATGGCAGCTCTTGCACCTTTGTTTTGTGCTGTTAGTGCATCTTTTGTGGAGTTAGATCTATTACCAAGTCCACTGTAATTTGTAGCAGAGGCTACTTGATTATCTACACCTGCTTTACCCATGGCAGCACTTTTTGCTTGGTTGGATTTATTACCAGCATCCATACCTCCACCTCTTAGTTTTTTTACTTTTTTTACTTTACCAGAATTCTCCATAGCATAAAAAACTTTCTCGCCTTTTTCCTTGCCGTATTGTTTGGTCAAAGCTTTTTTAATTTTTTTACCTTTTTTATTTAATGGCATTATTTTATTTCCTCTTAATTAAATCTGTTGCCTTAAGTCCATAGACAGATGCTATAACACCCACGAAAATTGTTTGGTACCAAAATGGAAGGTTACCAAAATACTCGAAGAATAATTGCATCTTCTCCATATGCTCTGGATTGTCAGACCAAACTGCTATTCCTAAAAAAACGATGGGCAGCGACAACAAAAGTAAAATAAATTCGTCTTTCCAGTCTGAATCTCGAGAATTCAAGAGTTTACCTTGGTACTCTTTCTCACCTTTGGCCATCGCTAAAGCATGACGCTTTTCAGCATCAGACATAAGCATTTTAGTCTCTTGCTTATTCTTATAGATATGAGTAGCCGCTTTACTTGCTAGTGATATTGCTTGTATCCACATTGTATTTCTCCTGTCTTCTTAAACACATATAGGATATCATTTTATCCATACATTCGTAAGCCCTATCTCCTACTACTCTCCATCTCCAGGTGTCTTTGTGGTGTTTTTGACGTGCTGGACAAAGAAAAAAAGAACCTCCAAACATAGTATGGAACCTTTTGACCATATCTTTATCGCTTGTCTCTACGGTCATACCAAATCTTCTAGATCGACCACGTCCGGACGACCAAATACCCGAACTTCCTTCTCCATCAAAAACGCCAGCTAAAAATATTAACTTATTTTTTTGGCTTAGCTTTTCGTAAGAATCCTTTTGTGTATGAAGTGACACTTTTGTAAATTTTTTCAGTTAGTCCTTGTGGGTTAGGCCCTCTTTTAGGTGGTGGTCCTGATTTAACACCTCCACTTAATCCTTTTCTCATTTCTTGTTCATTTTCTCTCTAGCAACCTCTAAACGTTCGTCAGATTGTTCATCTTGTTGTGAAAGTCTATCATAATCAAACATAAGTCTATCTGAAGCTCTTTGATTTTCTTGATCAGCTCTAAATTTAGTTTCTTCAACTTTTCTTTGAAGATCCATAGCTCTTAAATCAATTTCTTGTTGTTTAATTTTAATTAAAGGGTCTTCTTTATTTTGTGAAGCCATTTCAGATTGAACTAACTCTTGAGTTATCTGTGCAGCAACCTTTGCAACCTCCGCTTCAAACATTATTTCGAATTGTTGAGGATCTTGTTGAGCCATTTGTGCCATTTCTGGATTCTGCATTATCATTTCTTTAACTTGTGCCTTAGCTTTGAACGAAACGTGATCTGAAATGTGTGATTGTAGCAACGCATACACCTGTGGGTTTATTTGAACCATTCTAGATTGCATAAATGCCATGTGTGCTTGTAGGTGAGCATCATGTTCTTGAAATTCAAACGCTGTAAGTAACTTCATTTGAAGTGCACGTGCATTTTCTTTCGCAGGATCTAAAGGTTCAGGTTGTTTTGCTGGTGGTTTAAGAATTTGATCTATAGTTTTTGTTCCAAGTGCTTCATAAACACGTCTATACGCTTCATGTAAGTTGTGCATTCCTGGATTTGACTGTGCAATTTGTAATTGTGCCTGTGCTAACGTCACTCTTTGAGCCATAGACATGATATTTGGGTCTGCAACAGGTAAAATATCTACTCTTCTATCAAAATCTGCTTGTTTAATATTTCTTGGGCCACCATAAACATCATAAGGATACTCTGGTGGTAGTGATTCGCCACAAATTCTTGCTAAAATTTTAAATTCTAACCTCATTGCGTAGTAACAACGTTTGTGAACACCACTCATTACTCGTGATCCTCTTTCCATTAACGCCATTGTAGTTCCAACCGCTCTATTTTGAGTATCATTACCAACACCACTATCTGTAATGGCAGCAAATTTCTGTCCTGCTTGAACAACAAAACCCATAAGGTTATATAATGTTGGTGAAGGCTCTGTAAAAGGTAAATTAAAAAACTGATCTCTAATATTTCCTCCAGGTGCATCTACATCTCTAAACTCTCCTGGCTGAATTGGTTGATCGTCATCTCTAACTCTAATACCTCTAGCTTTAAATCCTGCTGGTAAATTTTTTAAAGTACCTGCATCAATCAATTGTCTTAGTGATTGTGTTGCAGCTTGTGATAAACCACCAATCATATGCGTTAAACCAAAACCATAAAAACCTAATCCTGGTAAAAATTTATAGTGAACAAAATATTCTGTTCTAGAATAAGTGGGATCCTCAGGTTTGTAGTTTCTATAAATAGATAAAATCTCTCCACTACCTTCATCAACAGTTACGATGTAAGGAATTTTAATTTTTTTAGCTTTGTCATCAAAGTCTTCAAACTCATCTAAGTTTAAATCTACATGCATCTCAAGAATAGTATTTAAATGATCTGAGCCCGTACCTTTAACCCCTTCAAGTTCATTTAGTTTTTTTTGAATTGAATCTGGTTCTGTGGTGCTATCATTTAAATCAATATCTCTATAAAAACCTGCAGCCATTTTCTTTGTGACTTCATTCTCTGTCATTTTAATAACATGTGTAATTCTTTCACAATCTTTTAAATCAGAGGCGTAGTAGGGAACTACTAAATCTTCTGCTGGAATAAATTTAGATACTGGTCTGTCTTGCATAGCATCAAAATAAATTTTTTTAAAAGTAGATCCAGATAAAGGTAGATAGAATAACATCTGATCCATGTCCGTTGTGTAGTCTTCCATCTCCTCCATCAGAAGGTAATTCATATAATCTTTAACTCTATCGGCTTGTTGTTCGGTGGCCGGTGTTTGTAGTCCAATCACTTGTGTTCGAACAGGACCATCAGAGGGTACGAGTTCCTTATACGCTTGTGCTTGGAATTGGGTAACAGCTTCAGCTAACAATGGATGCGTGACACCGGAAGCTCCTTTAAAAGGTTTTGTTACTTCTTGGTATCTAGTTCCTAATAAATCTAAACCTTTAATATAAGCATCTTCCCATTCTTTTCTTGAAGTTCTATCTTTTTTATATTCTTCAACTAAATCAGAACCCATTTCTTTAAGAGTTCTTTCATCCATGCTTTCTGCAAGGTTTGCGTTAAAATCGTCTTGAGGTCTTTCCTCAACAACCTCTTCTTCGCCTTCAACTTCTACATCTACTTCTGGTCTAACCCCTTCAGGACTGTCTTGAATTTCTTCTTCTAAAATATCTGTTGTTTCTGGATTTTGTTTTTCTACTGCCATTATTATTCCTAGTTATATTTGCTAATAAACCCACCTTCTTTTTTGTAGAGTTTTTGAGGATTTAACATATTAGGAGATACTTTAACAGAAAAAACGTCTGTGTACAATCTTAAGTCGTTGTCTGGTATATACTCAAAATTTTCATCCCCTTCTTTACCAATTCTAGCACTTCGGTGCGTATCTATTTTATAAGTTCTGTCTCCTGGAACACCTACTTCTTCCGTTTGTATACGTTTGAAAGGTTTTGTTACATCTGATTTTGAAATTTTAATAACACCTGCTTTAGTGTCAAATTCTTTACCCATTTTTTTCAGGATATCTGGAATAACAGCTAATGATTTACTCCCTGGTGTTTTATTACCTTTAGGGTAGCCATAAAAATCTGTGTAAGCTTTTACTTTTGCTGGTTCCATCCCTCTTTTCATATAGTTTGCAGGAACAACTGAAATATAATCTACACCCTCTTTTGCCGCTAAATTAGTTAGATAAGATATTGTTGCTTTTGCTTGGCTAGCTCGGTCAAGTAAAGGAAAATAATCTACCTTCTCTGGTGTGAAACCAAGTCCTGATGATACATTTCCGTATGTACCATAACTAGCATCTGTTTTTTTTGTAATTCCACTTATATAATTATCCAGTTTTTTAATTTGATTAGATTTTAATTCTATTTCAGAACCTCTCAAACCACCTTTGATAATATCATCACTTAATTTTTTTCTACTTTGGGATAAAAATTCAATTACTTTTTCTTGTTGGTAAGGATTAGTTCTCATCATAGTGTTTAAAGGCTCTTGGCCTTGTTCTCTTAAAAACCTTGAAATACCCTGGTTGGTATCTGATTGTATTTCACTTATTAAAAAAGCTTTCTTACCATCTGATGTAGTTCTAGTATCCCAACGTATGTGTGCTAGAGGATTAGTTATTTCTTTCAGTTCTCCGTCAAAGTGTGGGTTTCTTCTTCTACCTAAAGAAGAATTACCAGGTATAACTTCGTCCAAAGATAAAACAGCTTCTCTGTAATTTTGTCCACCAGGAAAAGTATAGCCTTCTTGAGTTGCGTAGTGGGGAGATCGCATTCCTTTTGTTGAAGCTACAAGATCATCTACTTCACCTTGTATTTTATTAAAAGCTAATTTCTGTTGAGGGTTAGCTCCTGATTTTAATTGTTTCATAACAGTAGCAATTTTCTTGCCCGTATTTTGAGCGGCAACCACTTTACCTGACGCAACACTATCTGCTAAAGTTGTTAATTCATTTTTTAATTCCCTAAGAGCAAATTTATATTCTTTTGCTATCTGCGCTAAATTTTCTTGATCTATAACAGTGTCTCCTATTTTATTTGCTTCTTTTAAATAACTTGTGGTTAATGTTTTTTCAATAGAATCCACTTTAGCAACATTTTGTTGCACAATATTTTCTGCTTTATTTATTAAATTACCCGGAATACCAAATTCAGTAATTCTGAGTCTGTTAGCAGGGTTATCTTTAACCATGTCTGCTAATAGTCTTCCCGGTACTTTTATACCTGCTTGTTTTGCTGCATACAAAAGTCCGCCTGAAAGGTCTCCTGCTCTATCGAAGGTTGCAATATTAGAATCAAATAATTCTTCCATAGGCACTGTTTGTTCTTTGTTACGTAAATAAGATCCTTTAGCAAAACCTTCGTCTAATTTAAAACGTCTACCTGTAACGTAACCATCTTCAAAATCTCTACCAAATAATTTAAAACTTCTTTTTCCCCTGTCCGTTAGCCAGTTTGCCCAATCATCTGCAGAGAAAGAACCATCACCTTTTTGTACAATACGATCAAAGGTTACCGAACCGAATAACTTATCCTGGTCAATAGCATCATCACCCTTTCCAATTAAAGTGTTTTTAAGACTGTCCATAGGTCTCAAAGCAAAAGGCTTAGAGATTACCGGATCTTTGACAACGAGTGCTTTTGATTGCTCAGCAATTGTTTGTGGTACAGGTACTTGTGCCTGTGTACGCAAACTAGATGGATTAATCTCAGGTAGTCCTGCAACAGTGGAGGTTCTTACGGTGTCCGGTGTCGCTGTTACGGTTTTCTTTTTTAAAAGTTTCCGACCTAGCCCTAATAGATTACGTAGGGACATTGTCCCTCCTATGTAATTTTAGTAGGTCTTGTTCTACCTAGTTTACAACCACGTGCTTTGACAAAAGTGCCTGTTCTATAACCCATAGGTTTCATCATACCACCACTCATTTTTTTTACAGATATATCTCCGTAGTCACCTTTTTGAAAATCTCTTTTTTTTGATTCTTTACCCATGACTTTTCCAATTAACCTTGTAGCAGAAGTGACAGGGTTTAAACTTGAAGCTATACCAGCAGCAGTTCTGCCAAGTTTTTTCTTAAACGCTGAATGTCTTGCTTTTTTACCTTCCATATATCTTTCTTTTCTCATGGGTTGGTTTATTTTTGGTGCATCAGAAAAAAAAGATCTTAACCCTTCTTTACTTCGTGCTTGTTTAATATTTTTTTCAGCTTCTTTTCTATCTTCTTTAGATTTATAACCACCTATATTATAACCCATAGGCTTTTGCATCATTCCGCCACCCATTCTGGAACTTAATGTTTTTTTTAGTTCATCTCTGTTTTTTACCTTTACTGTTTTTATAGTTGTATTTTGATTAGCTGGTCCTTCTTTAACAGGCATCATTAAAATTAAACCTGGTCCTTTTTTTTTATTTTGTTCTTGTGATGCTGGTCTTCCTGCTGGTGGTAGTGCTGACCCACCCAAAGGTCCTTTTCCCGCATATGTTCCATGTTTATAACCCATAGGCTTTTTCATCATGCCGCCACCCATTTTTTTCTCAACATCTTTTTTCTTATTCATTTTAGATTTTAAATATTGTTGTGCAGCGACTCCTGCAGCAGCTATAGGTAAAACTATTTTTCCAATAGTAGTTGCTTTGGCAGCTTTCTTAGCAGCAGCTAAAGCCATTCTTCTTTTATTGAAGTTATCTGTAGACTCTCCCGGTCTATAACCTATAGACTCTCTAAGAGCTTCCATAGAAGTAAACTTACCTGTAGCTTTGTTAATTTTTCCTGCGTCTACCATTTTTGCTTTGTCAGAAAATTTCATTCCCTTCATAGTAGTAGAACCAACGCTTGTAGCTTTACCGGCTAAAGGAATTTTAGAAAACCTACCTTTGTTAGCTTTCATAACTTTACCTGGTTTAATTTTTTCATCTTGAAGACCCATGCCTCTGCCTTTTGCTTTCTCAGCTCTTAGTACAGCGAAATCTTTTGCATCAATTTTATTTGGTGGTGGAGCTTTAGCTGCAAGTTTTGCTTGACCTACAGACATTCCTCCGCCTTTAGAATATGATCTTTTAAATATTCTTACAGGTCCGTTTTTTCTAACATTTTCTTCAGCAGCTTCATGAAATTTTTTAATAGGAGTTGCAAGAATTGTTCCAGTTTTTTTAGCAGCTTCTTTAGTTTTTTTAATTACTGTTTTACCTTGTTCCACCTTTTTTTTAATATAATTTTTAATTTTCTTTTTC